GAGGAACGATTTATCAAATATGATTATCATCAGCAAAAAAGGATATAATGGATTGACTGACGATGATAAAAAAGATAATAATTATTTATTAATTGAAAAATCTTCTCTCCAATTCGTCTTGAACGATTACAAAACGAGCAAGAAGTATTTGGAAAAGAAGCTCGCAATCAACAAGGATGTTGAGAAAACAATAAGGATGTATATGCGACTTAATAAACTTAAAGTTGGAGATATATTATTCCCCATATCAAGGAACGGAATATCTCAATCTCTTATCAAAGTATCTAAAAGATTTATAAATAAAAGTATAAGCACCACGATGATTCGCAAGATAGTCGCATCGCATTTATTAAAAGATGTTAAAGAGGCAGAGCAAAAATTGTCTCATAAAATGGGAACGGATATCGCAACCATTAAAAATGTATATGTTAAAAAAGCGGACGAATGAACTCATTCTTTATCTTAGCAAGTATCTTCCATTCATCTAATCCTCTATCATTTCTCCCACCTTCTCCCTCAAAATATTCTTCCTCATTATATTTCCAATAATAAAATCCCTCTTCTCCCCATCCGTCACCAATACATCTCCAAACAAAAAAACATTCTTTCTCTGGATTTTCTTCTTTATATTTTCTCGCTTCAATTATCTTCCCCAATTCAAATTGAAGGTCGGGATAATCCCCGAACTTACAACGACGCGTCTTTAATTCAATACGATATCTATCATTCCTAAAATCAAACTTATTATATTTATCTAACTTAAACAATTCGCCAAAATGTTTCTCAAGGATTATCTTGGCGGTATCTTCACTTTTTAATCCGAACTTTAAATCTTCTATTTTTTTATTATTCATTTATACTATATCATATATTTTAATTTCGTCGGTCATCAAATCCATTAGAAAAACTTAAAATATCCATTCTTCCCCAGTAATCAAGAGATATTTTTTCCATTTCCCATTTATCCATATCATCTCTCTCATAATCTTCTTCCATCCATCTATTTAATTCGGTCATTTGATTTAAAACATACTCATAGTCTTCTTTACATTCTTCTTTTTTCTTTTCCTCTATGGCTCGTTTGGTCTCAATCTCTATGATATTCATAATTAAATCATTTGGAAGGTTTGAAAATATTGAAATTGTGTTTGTCATTATATACTTAAACATAGAAAAAAATAATGGTAAAAAGTCTTTAATTTTCACGATAGATAACGATGGAACCAGAATGGCACCAAATAAATATTGAGAAGTTATTGGAACCCTTTTGGCATTCTCAACATTAATTTGTTGCCAAATGGGTTCCCTCTTTTTAAGCGAAGAAGACATCAATCTGGCCTCCCTTCATTTCAGCGAATCTCTGGACTTCTAAGAAAGAATACTGGATATAGGTTCCATCTGCCAATCCTCCTTGGGTGAAAGTTTTTCCGTCTGCTGTTTTGGTGAGACTAATATTTAAATCAATACCTTTTGACCCAACCCTTTCACCACGGTTTAATCTGAAACCTTGCCAGAAACTTTTTCCAGCGAGAGAAGTGTCTTGTCTAACTCCCTCATAAAATAAATCGGTATCATTACCAGCGATTAAGTTTCCTCCGTTAGAATACATCTCACGAGTGGTGTATATATGGCGACTCGTTGAATCACTTAAATTGTGGAATTGTCTGGCACCATTAGCGAGAGTCTGCGGGAACAAAAATCTCTCATTGTAAAAAAGATTAGACTCTAACCGTCCAACAAAATCTCCAGTTTTCACGGGTGCCTCAGATACATAAGAATTGAGTGGCGAAGCTTCTTGGGTTCCAGATGGGACGATACCCGTGAAGACTCTCGTGACAACTCTTCCAGCACCTCCAACATTGCGGATATTGTTTGATGTATTATCCAATTTAAAAGAATTGGCAGAACTTGCCGTGAGTGTCTGGCGAGATAATATATAATCAAAATATCTAAATGGTGCCTTTGATGCTTGTGCTTTCTGTTGTTCTAAAGTTTGATTTGGATAGAAAATATGGTCGCTGATTAGTTCTACTGAGTTCTGGTCAATTAGGAAAGAATTGCCCAGAGGATTTAGTGCGACAACACCACCAACCGAAACTCTTTCTTTTGTCGGGTCTGTGAAATATAATTCAATCTGAACTCTATCACTTTCAAACATAAATAAGGGGAGTTGGTCTTCAGCACTACGAGACTTTAGGAATGGGAAAAGGTCGTGGAGAGTTATTGAATATGATGGAGACAGCGTGCTTCTATTTGCGTCACTGGATATGACTTGGAAATTATGATGATTAAGTCCAGACTGTTGAGCGGATGATTTGAGAGTGCCATCATCTTCCTTATTCAAAATATTTTTAGCGACATACTCGCGACCATTGGAGAGTCCATATGAGTTCGCCGAATAAGTGCCAACACTATCGGCACCCGCTTTGTCATAATTAAACTGAAAATCCACGCATCTTCCATTGAGATATTGTTCTCTCTGTGCTTGTGTGTCATTGGCGATATACATAGAGGTCAGAGATTTTAAATGACCGAACTCTTCAATGTCACTTAAAACTCTACCCGAACTCGTGCGGAGAACTGCTCTGGAGATTAGAGAATGGACTCCGATTCCTACTGGGAAGAAAGCTCGTTTGACATTTGCGTTTGGTGTTAATGTGAATGATATGGATGAGGATGGGGATAAATATCCTTTTGGTTCCAGTTCAAATCTTGTGAATGTGTTATCGCTTGAGAATACGACTGGGCGTAAAACTTCCGACTCTATAACTTGGGAGGTGTCAAAATTGACGGCGGGTCTTAATTGGACTGATTCGGGTTGTGATGACATTTATAATATGATAATATTATAATATTATATATGATAATTAAAAAAAAGGGGGAATCCATTTGGCATAAATTATATAAAATAAATGTCAAAAGGGTTCCCTAAAATATTAATTTTGAATATATTTCCATCCTAAAAAAGCATAAATATTTATATCGTAGTAATTGGAGATGATTGTCAATTCAATATCGTCCATTTTACTATCGTATTTTTTCTTTGTGTGTGCTTATAAGGATTTATGTTATTATATCCAAAATTAATATTTAAAAAAATGATATTATGTTAGATAAAAGATTCATAAGGACTATTGCTGAACTTGGATTCCGTTCTGGTTGAAGACGACCGTCTGCTCACTATTAACAAAGATAAAAACCGATTGAGGGTTATCCGTTGTAAGGTCACTCTGGATATTCATTCCCCATTGTTCTTGCGTGAAATCACTTCCCACTCCCCCGAGCTGGTCGTATCGTATTCCTAATCCGTAAATATTACCACTGTCGGGAGTTTTTTCATACGATAAAATATTCGTCTGTTCAAACTTTGCGAGGGTTTCTCTGGATGTATTAATTGGAGACACCATATTTTTCATATTTGTTCTAAATGGACTGACCGCCGATACATAATCATTTATGACGACGGGGTCAATTACTTTCGTATTTTTAGAATCTCTTATGACATTATTCATTTCAAAATGTTTTGGATATAGAGACCCTCCCTTAGTCCAAACCAATTTTGAAATGTTCGCCACGGTAGCATCTTTATTCGTCATTGGGAGTGTAGCGTATGAATTGAATGCCCGATTGTTTAAGAATGTAGATGGGACAAATGAAGAGAAAACACTTCTCACCTTACTCAAACCAAGATTGAAAACAACATTGGCATTTTGAGAGTTTATGGTATCATAATAAGAGGAAATTGATTGATATGTAAATACTCCACTTGACGAAGAAGGAGGAGGATTGGAAGAATTATAGTCCATAACTTCACAAACTAATTTTAAATCGGTGAATTCGTAATGAGCATCAGAAATGCTGGCAGTCCCAGCGGAACCAGTTAGAGCATATATAACTTGACTATCGCTTGCGAGGGAGAGCACTAATTCTAATCCCCCGAGCTGATTTTGAGCGAGAGGGATATCACCCGTTCCGTTAAATAGTCCGCACGGTAACGGTAACGAGAACTCAGATGGAGAGTCAGAATAAACGACCGATTTATTAAACCCAACTTGATTCGGCATCGTGAGAGCAGATTGAGAAAAAGTTCCCATAGCATCGGATTTACTCGTGGTGAGTGGGAGATAATTTGAAAGCATATGAGCATAGTGGCGAATATTTTCAATGGTCTGTTGATGCTTAATTGAACGGGTTGTGAGAGACTCAAAACAGTTATAAACTCCAAGACGCTCATTGACCGCCATAGGTGCTGACGGTTGTGTTGGGTCGTCTGCTCCATCTTTGAAAAATTGGATTTTACCAGTTAGTCTGATTGATGCTGGGTTAAGAGTAGCGTTCATCGCTGGGACTTGAAAAATTAGATTCGCTATTCCCCCTCGGAATGACATCTTTCCGTCTGACGGAGCATTTGAAACGGCAATCTCTAAATATCTATTTGACATATCTTTTATATATTATATATATAATTTATTAAGATTCAATGGTTAAAAAAGAAAATACTTGGAACCCTTTTGACAATTATTTTATATATTCAATGTCAAACGGGTTCCACGGGTTCAGTCTTTTTGGATTCTTCTTCAAGATATTCTCTATATACTCGTTTCCTTAATTTTATATTTTTACACTTATCTTCTCTATTGATGCGATTATACCATTCAAGATATACCACATCAG